ATGGCTATCCACATCACCCGGCTTTTTGATTATTGCCGTACTATCGGCCCTGGTTTGGGCCGTTTATATTTATGTTTGTTGTTATCTGTATTCTACTGTGTTTCGGCCGTGGCAGGCCTCATGGTTGTTTTGGTCCCTTTTGCTGGGGCCTTTTTCATTGTTTTTGGTGCCCCAATTGTTGATTCTATGGTCGGCGCTTTTGCTTTTCCATTGATTTTCACAATTTGGGTGCGATCTTTTAAGCATCAAGTCAGTGTCGAGAAGCGGCTGATAGACCTTAGGGGTCCAGACGATGCTTTATGGTATGAGCCTAATGTTAACACATTCGCCACTGTGCCACTAACAAAAGATTGTTTTATCCGAGTTGTGATGGCGGCATCTGGAGAAATGTCTTTGTCATTGGCTCATTTGTTGGCCAGATTGGGGGAAGTTGAGGATATGGATGAGAAGGACCCTGCATTACTGGTATGGCAAGGTTGTTCCCGTTTATGGTCAAAGTTTATTTTGTGGCTAGACTACCTTGTCAACACATCATTTGCAGGCCCATTTGGGGTGTCATATTTGATATGCTGGGTTTGGTTGTTTTTCACCAAAAGGCTTGTGAATTTACAGTTGAGGTTGTTCTGGGCATACTTGGGCATGATCGGATTGATCTGGTCATTGCCGGACGGGTTGGTCGGCCAGACAATCAATCTGATAGTAAATGTTTCCAGGGCCATTGGTGCCTGGATTGATTCCGACAAGCCTACCCCTTTCATTGAATGGGTTAAGTGGCGGATCACAGGATTACTGGTTGACTTCACCGTACAGGCACTCGACATGCATTTGTACGGGGTGAAGTTCACTTCTAAGAAGGCCTTTAAAAATGAGAACACGTTCAGGTCGTTCCAGAGCCACCTGAACCAGGTCAGTATGCAACTGGCTATAGTGGTCTCTGAATTGGGCTTACCTCATTATATTCGTAGAGGTTTCCGAACTGTGCCAACTGTTGAGTCGATTCAGGAGTCCAAAGACCTGATGGCAAGCTTGGGTTGGCCAATAAATGTGGATTTGAAGGACCCAGATTTGTCTGATCCTGTGGTGAAGTCCTGGAAAGAATGGGTTATTTCCGGGACTGATTGGCAGCAAGGGATCCACAATATCAAGGGACATGTGGACCACCAGCTTGATAAGCTGAGGATCCATGCTTTGGAATATCGACGTGCTGAAAGCTATGCATCCATCAAGAATGAAATAGAGGCAACGAGTCGGTATTTCCATTCCCCACGATATTCATACCCAGATTTGCCAATAGAGGATGTGTGGTTTATGGTTGGTGACATTTTCAAGCAATCACGATTGACACCATTTAACTACATCATCCAAATGTGGGAAAAGAAGTTTGGGCTGGGGGCCTTTATGGCCGATCCATTGAAGAGGAGGCGCAAATACCGCCGTTCCCACTTTATCAGGGATATTGGTGGCATGCGTGCTTTCAAAGACTTGTGGAGAAGAACTTTTGAAGTGGCAGCACAAATTATACCTGTTAGTGCTGTAAGCGTCAAAGGGGAAGCACTTCCAGAAAGGAAATGGGCTAGAGACAAGATTCGGACTGTCATTGGCAGCCCTATTTCTCAGTACATTTTGTCAACAATCTGGAATTATGCACCTAACCACAACTTCAAATGGGAAACAACACCCATTAGGGTTGGTGCTCCATTAAATGGTTATCACATGGCAGATATATTTGCTAACCATGCACGATGTCAGCACCATTATGAAGGTGACATGAGTGAATTTGATTCAACCATTACTGGGAAAGTTCAAGAGATAATTAAGGCAGTTCGCAAGAAAGGCTTTGAACATCATAAGGACTATGAAAGGATTTGTGAACTCATTGATGTTAATTATATCATGGTTAAACACCAGGCCCTCAACACTACATCCACTGGCAATATATATGCCAAAGGAGAAGGGCTGACAACTGGCCATTCGTCTACAACCACTGATAATTCACTAGCCTTAGTCACTCTCTACCTTATGGCATGGAGGGAGCTGACTGGATTAAGTGCACGTGAATTCAAACATTTTAATGAGTTATCTTGTTACGGGGATGACCATGTTTTGTCTGTGCTTGCAACAAAGCCACCCACTTGGAACATGACCAACATTCAGAAGGTTATGAAACGATGGGGTGTCACAAACAACATGGTATCTAAACCACTTTCGAAGATTGAGTTTCTTTCAAAGTTTTCAAGGAAGCCGAATAGGCAAGACATGAAGGACTTCCAGCAATTAGGGCTGAAGGTCCCATCACGTATTGTCTGGCACAATAAAGAAAAGTTGGTGGGGAAAATGGTGGCTCCTCTGGTCACATTCGACCCTGTGTACAGGGCCCGTAGATTGATTTCATATATGAGTTTGACAGCTCATCATCCTGACATCTACAATGAAATCAAAACTATTCTGACCCGGTCATCATCCCTTAGGCGGGGGCTGTTGGCCAGGCCTACCCCAATACCAACTTACAAGCAGGTAATGGCTGCCTGGTACTCCAATAAAGGCCATGAAGGACATGCTGAAAAGGAATTATCTGACCTCTTGGAGGAAGCAGAGCACAAAGGAGTCCCATTGCACTATGGGTCTGTAACACTTGGTGACACCCTCCTTGGAACCTTAGCATTAGTGCCAGATTTCCTGAATCCACAAATTTTTAATTATGGTTACATGCGAACCATCCAGGATAAGCTTAAAGACCAGCTTTCGTGGCCTATTGATTTGCTTGTGGGCAGCAATCAGATTGTGACAGAAGCTGAAGCAGTGAGGGTGGTCCGTCGGACAGCGTATGACTTTCTTGACCCCACTGTTTTTGGGCTAGGTATGGGCAGGGCTAACTATTCATCCTTGTTGGTTCGACATTGGTTGTTTTGCCTTTACAAAGTAAGATTTGGCAAACGGGCTCCAGGGATCACTAAATGGATGTCCGTTGCTAGGAAAATAGGGTCTCTACAATTTATCCTTAATGGCCATTTACACCTGGAACAAAGGAATTTAAACTTTGGACTGGTTGATATGGCCATTGTGTTCTTACTGAACTTTATTGTAGTCCCTGATTGGTTTGGAGTTTTACGTGCCATTAGGTTGCCTGATTTGAATTTGTGGTGGGATGCCATTCTACAATTCTTTTTAGTCACCATCTGGAGCCACATCCCTCCAAATTATAAAGATGTCACCCATGCGGCAAGGAACATTCGTGACCTTGAGGGGCCTCTTCTAATTTCAGCTCCTACAGGGACAGGAAAGTCAACAGCTATGGTGAATCACCTATTGTTAACCACAGGGCACATGTGGCACAAAATTGTGGTGATTGAACCTAGATCCCTCCTCGTCACTGGTTTGACTCATTATATGAAGACATCATTCGGAATGTCCTGTTCAGGGTCAACTACAGGATTAGATCTGGATGAGAGGACTAAAGTTTGGTACATGACACCCCAAAGCTTCTTTTTGAACTCGAAGGCTATGTCACCCCATAACCTGATCATTGTTGATGAAGCCCACTTGCATGAACCAGCTTATATGCTGCTAATTGACTTCTTAAAGAAGCTTGGCCAGCCTTGTATTTTTGTAACAGCAACCCCTACTGACCACTTGATGAAAGCTAGTGCCCAAAGTGTAAACTTGGAGACTGCTAGATTGTGGACAGTGCAAACCAAAGAGGTTGTGAATAATGAAGTTAGTGACCTCAGAAAAGCGGAAGACGCATATTTGAATTGGTCAAAGGACTTCATAGAAAATCAATGGCATAATGCTAAGGTTCTGATTTTTGTCCCATCTGTGATTGGGGGAAGGAAATTTGCAGAAAGGCTGAAGCGGAAATGTTATTTATTACATTCCAAAACCGAAGCCCCATCAGACTCTGATAAGTGGGATGTCATCATATCAACATCTGTTGCAGATGCTGGTATGACTCTACCTAACGTTGATACAGTGATCACATGGGACCATGACATATCCATTGTGTCAGATGGACTTGATTCAAAAGTGTCAAGATATCGGTTAACATCCCAGACCCTTGCTCAGAGGGCTGGTAGAACTGGCAGGACAAATAATGGCACAGCATGGGTTTATAGGACGCCACATGTTAGATCACAAAATGATCCTGGAAGTGTGGTGGGTTCTCCTGAACAAATTTATGCATGGTTGGAGACTGGAATATCTCCCCATATCGTAAATTTTGTTAACCCAGGGTACATTAGGCGGGTCCTTGATGGCAATGAAAAAGATGCCCACTTTGATAGTGTGACAGACTCTAAATTGGCCAAGGACCTGGCTATCTTCATGGACAATCTACAACCCTTAATCATTAGTAGACTGTCAAAAGAGAGAATGCCATTACCAAATGATGACGATGAATACACTCCTTTTGACTACACAGCAGCAGGGGTGGTGTCAGAACAATCAACAATCAGCATAAGCAAGCTCACACGTGCAACAATCGAGAGTTTGCGTTTCATTAGTGCTAATTCTGACCCCTCTAATGTGGACCTGCAAAAGTTTGAGGAAGTGTTTGAACCAGTGGCTGAACTAAAAGGAGTGACTACACCATTCTTGTCACTTGTTAAGGCGATTAACCCCAATTGGGCTAAATGGGCTGAACAAGTCTCTGATGGTGAATATCTCCCACCACTACCTAAAGGGTTGGGCAAGGTCCCAACAATCCTGAGTGCTTTTGGGGATTAACCTCCCTGATGATGGCCATTGCGTGGCCGAAACAAATTGGTTCGAAAATTTGTCGGTGTAAATATGTCACCAAAAAGCTCAGCATCCGAACCGGAATCAGTTGCCGATTCCGTAATTGCGTTACAATCTCGTCTACAGCAAATCACCAAACAAGGTGAAGTGCAATATAAAG